CACCTTACGACATCGTAAAAGATGGAGAGAGAATCAACTACATGGATTTTGACAAATACGCAGATTGCGAAGTGAAGAGAATTGAATCCGATGAAGTTACCGGAGTAGATACACTTTATATTTAATAATATCCCGCCCCGGCCGGGTAATGCCGGGAGAAAGAAAAAATCCCCGGAGCCGAAGCCCCGGGGTGTCTTATTTACAGCGCGATCAAATCTTTCCAGGTTTCCGGGCCTGCCACGCCGTCCAGCTTCAGACTGCGATCCGCCTGATACTGACGTAATGCCGCTTCTGTCTGCGGGCCAAAGTTCCAGTCCAGTGCGCCCTTGTAGTAGCCACGCGCCGACAAGATCTCCTGCAGAAGAAGGACTTCCACGCCGTTGTCTCCGGCCTTGATCTGCTTGATAACATACATGCCGTTGCGCTTCGGCAGGGCCAGCAGGTCTGCCCATGTCGCCTGGCCAAGGCTTCCGTCTACCGCCAGGAATCCACGGCTCTTCTGGTATGCTCTGACAGCCGCTTCCATCAGCGGGCCGTAGCTCCGATCAAGGGCGCCCGTGTAAAATCCGCGCGGAATTAAGATCTCCTGCCCCAGCAGCACATAGATGCCCACGCTGCCCACGTCAATCTGCTCAACACCAAATGTATAGATATTCTCATCCTGTGCGGGCTTCGTGTCGCCGCCTGTAGTGTCTTTCCGATCCGCCAGGTAAAACACCTTTACGCATCCCGCAAAGTCGCTCCACGGATGCCACCCGTCCCGTGCGGCAGATGCCGGATCGTGGACATAACAGCGATTTCCGTCATACTGCGTGATTGTGATGTAGTGACCGCCCCGTGTAAATACGCCCGGCCCCATCAGAAGGACAGCATAATATTTCCCGGTCAGCATGGCGCTCTTCCAACGCTGTTCTGCGGAGCTGCCGCGCGTCCCGTACAGGCTGCCGCCGTTAAGCTGCTGTCCGTTGTAACCATAATGATCCAGGGCTGTGTCGATAAAAGACCAGATTGTCCCTGATCCCGGTACCGTACCGCCAATACCCTCTATGTAGTCTGCTACCGTCGTGGGGAGCTGATGCACAATGTTGGCTACTGCTGTAGGGCCGCATCCGGAGCCAGCCATCGTGTCTCCGGCATAGCGCTTGCTTGCCCATCGGCTGTCATACTGTCTGTAATTTTCGCATCCCATAATTATTCACCCTCCTTATTGCTCTTATTGATGATCTGCGTAAACGCCTGATGCAGTCCCGTACTGGCCAGCCCCGTAAACGCCCCGTAGACCACGGTTTCCAGCGTCACCGGGGATTTCCCCAGGTAGGCAGACAAGACCGCCAGAACAGCCCCCAGCACGGCCAAGATAGTAGGTATGTATTCATTCGCTATCTTGTCCAGCCAGGTGATGTGCTTGATGCAGTATCCCACGACCAGGCAGGCCACCAGCACTACTGGGATATAGTAATCGCTTAAAAAACTTAGATCCATCTTATTTCTCCTTTCTTATTTCTAATTCTTTGACCTCTTCGTACATATGCGTAATCATTCCGTTTCCGCCTAAGCTATGATACGCCTCATACATCTCGCAAAAATTCTCGTAGGCATATGACGGTATATGGCCTAACGACATGTATTTATCATGATATTCAATTAGCTGTACCCGGAGCAGCAGCATGGTTCCCCGGCTATTTGCGTCCCGGCTTTTCTTCTGATTTTTCAGCAGCCAGACAATATAGCCCAGCAGAATCGGCAACGCAATTGTGTATGTTTGTAGTAATATCTCGTTCATTTGGCACCCCTCTAAATTGTATGTGCAGTGTGGCACTGATTCGGTCTTGCCCTGATTTCCATAACGATTTCCTCCGCATGTTTAGCTTCTGTATCCCTCTACTCGATATATTGCTATTGCATCATCTCCACCCACATCTGTTTTTTCGGTAGATGGCGGAAAATATTGATAGGCATACACGGTACTGAATGTAGTATCGGTCAAATTAATCCGATGCAAATGTGCGCCTAAGTAATTGTTAAAATCAAAAAATCCAATTAGATCAACCACACCGTCTGACGAAATAAACGATGTGTATATATCAACACTTCCATACTCATATCTGATTTTGTAGTAGATCCGAATCCTTTCAAAATTGTAGATACTTTCCGTAAATGTTCCGCTACCGACTCTTGTAGGCGAATCAAACAACACGGTAGGAATTAGAGAGACTGTCTCGCTCTTGACTTCATTAATCGCCGCAACCGCTGAGCTTTTCGCCGTCGTTTCCAGATCAGCCAACGCCCCGATCTTATTATCAAGCACCTTCCCCTGGTGCGCATCCAGTACGCTCGTCCCAGACGCTTCCGTAGTCAGGTTATCAGCCACCCCGTAAAACATTGCGTCCCCGACACCCTGATAATATTGTGTGACATATGCCGCTGTCATGTCGCATCCAGCGTCATTGCTGATTGTTGTGGTAGGATAGTAAGTATGCAGAGCGGATAGAGCAGCTATTTCTTCGGCAGAGAGATCGGTTTCGATCACATCGTCTAAAACATATAGCACAGTGGCCCCTTCTGTGAGCTGCCCGGTTGTGCTCATATACGCGGTATTGATTGTCTCAGATGCATAAGACTCAATGATTCCTATGCGCTGTATTCTCTTCCCTGTCCCACGCTCGTTACGTACAATCTCATCACATATCCACTGCTGGCCGTTCTCATCCGTGTAATTGCCGCCAGCAGATACAGGGACGGCAGGGAGGCCGTTGGGAGTTGCTATTACATTCAAAATTGATGGCGTGTAACCTACAAATACCGTGTCAGCGCTGCTTGATATTACGACATTTTTAAATGATATCTTTGTAGCCGTATTGTTGAAGGGCTTAATCGCAACCACTATGTATTTTACTGTTTTTATATCAACATTTTTACCGATTCCTCCGGCATTAATGCCAGTCGCCGTGAATTTAACTTTTGTATAAGTAGTTCCTGTTTTCACGGACATTGCATTCGCACCCACCTTTTTACCCACCTGCTCATAGTAATCTATACTACATACTAATTCTCCATCTGCATTGTCCGTATTGCCGTCAAAAAGTATATGTACCCTGTCCCCGCCATCCCAAGGAATCATGCCTGTTGTATAACCAGTTACGTCCTCCTGCTCAGTGCCATCCCACAAATTATATCCCATAAGGTTTATGCTGATGTTCCCATCAATCCCTGCAATATCAATTGCCTGTGGGTACTCCACACTGGGACTAGGGGCATTTCCAGTGTAAAGCTCAAAGGGAAGCACCGCCGATTCTCTGAAATACAACATCAATCCGCTATAGATTGTCGTCGTATCTGTTGTCGTGGCTCCCTGGGTCTGGTTAAATCTAAGTACCGCCCTTGTAACGCTCGTAAATTGATCGCTTACGACCATCTCCACGTAATTACTTCCCGGTGTTCCAGCGGCATCTTGATAATCCAAGCCATCCTCTCGCGTTCCATAAATCACAATGGAAATCAAAGTATTAGGTTTTGACGCATCGCACTGAAATCTTAATGTCTTTCCCTTTCCGGAGAGGATCTTGCCGAATACAGATTCTGGCAAGTCCAGAAAGCTATACGACGTATTATCCATATTGCATCGATAAGTTCCGGTACTTGCGTCTACCAGTACACAGCTCCTGGTTGGTGCATGTTCAAAATCAATTAACTGCGCCCCTGTCGTGATCACCTGCTCCGCCCAGCCATGCACCGTCAGCCCGATCAGCGGCTTTTCCGCACTGTTGCCCGCCGTGATACTCTCTCCGCTCACAGAATACGCAAGCGGCTTGATATTCGCCTGCTCGATGTTCCCCGCGGCTTCATTTGCGCGGTCGGCGGCGACATTAGCAGACGTGGCCGCTGAAGTAGCTGCTTCCGCTCCTGCATTCGCCGCGTCCGCCGCTGTTGTAGCTGACTCTGCTGCTGATGTGGCCGCCTCTGCTCCTGTGTTGGCTGCATTGGCCGCTGTCGTGGCTGATTCTGCCGCGGTATTTGCTGCGCTTGTGGCATTCTGCGCATTTTTAATCTCTTCCCGCGCCTGATTAATTAGGGTGTCCAGTATGTCGAATTCATCCTTGCTTTCAATCGCGCTGTCGGAGATGATATTTTTATGTATGCAAAACACAATTGCAAAAGAAGCCGCTACTGTAGTATCCTTAATGATCTGCAACTGCCCAATGGCTTCCCCCTCTTCCGCGTACATTTGCATTGTAGGCTGCACAATTACTGCATTTTCCTCAATTGCCGCGGAATTATATACCTCTGCCCCGGATGGCTTGTGAAGATATATTCGTGCTTCAGTTCCTTCGGGAATCTGATAATCCGCAATGTGGAAACTGATAGGAAGAGTTAACATTAGACACGATTGCGGTATGGCTTCCCGGCTGCAATACTACATCTCCAATTTTCATTCCGGCACCATTTTGCAAATTGACTGATCCTGTCACGTCAGAAAATCCCGCACTTGTAAATACACTGTACATTCCGGAAGTTGCCGGGGAGTATCCGCCCGGACGTGTATTCAGTCCCGCTTGATAATATGCCCAGGACACCAGGGATGAGCAATCGTAATCCGGCCCCTCCCGGCTTCCCTGGTCATATCCGTGGGAATCGTCCTGAGCTATTGCACGCGCCCAGTCCACCGCTGAATTACATATCTGTGTCGAGTTAGCCATAATTTCACCATCCTTTAAAATGTCGTTCCGCCGGAAGTTCGTCCGCCTACCAGAAGCCCTTTCCTGAAAGTCAGATAGCTTCCGTCAGAAAATTCGGCTCTTCCGCTCTTGCCATCGAGGGAGTCTATTTTTAACGTGCCGCATGTAAGCGTTAGAGTGTTTGGAGCCTGCAAAATCACATTTCCATTTTGACCCTGTAAAATGAGTGACGGAGCATTTGCGGCTAATGGGTCATTTGCATCAGATGTGATATACAGCGTCCGCCCGGTATTGGTCTTGCTGTATATATGCGCAACCCTTGTCGCGCCGGACGTATAAAAGGACAGTTCGTTATTCGATAATGTGCAATAACCTCCATCAGCTCCCAGGGACTTAAACACACCCGCAAGATTAATTTCGCCATTGTCAAGATCCCACCAGTTATTTCCGGTTTTATCCGCTATGATTCCGGCTACAATAATGTTTGCGATAAGGCCGGATGCAGTGAGTGCGGTTGTCCATTCCCATCCGCTTCCGTCTGCCTTTTTCTGCTTTGAGATCATTAGCCCCTGGGTTCCCATCGCCAAAGCGCCGTAAAGAGGATTCTCCGTATCGTTATTTTCAAACAGCATCGCCATCACATCTTGCTTTTCTGCTGCGTTATATTGTGCGTACAAACTTGCTTTTGCGCTGTCAATAAACCCAAACAGCTTTTCGGCAATTAGCGAGCCGTCATTTCTGATCACTCCGTCAATTTTCTGCTCCTGATCCACAATTGTCTGTGCCACATCTGCCCGGATAGTGCCGACTTGCATCTTGTCATATCGTTCCAGCAGTACATTAGTGGTAATTGATACGATCTCAGCCGATACGTCGACACCCAGATCCGCATACTGGATTGTAACAGTGTCACACAGATCGCATTTTTCAAGATTCTTCAGACTCTCGTATCCGCTCATCTGTTCTAACTGGACAAACGATACGTTAATGCTCATCTGCACTTTCCCAATTCCGTTCTCAGTTATGTACGTTTTTGCACGCTCTGTTAACTGTTCCTTCGTCGGAGCCGCATCAAAATCTTGTGTAAAATCTACCGGAATCGCCTTTTGATAGGGCGCGTTTTCCATCCACACAATGTCCGCTATAACCAGGGTTTCTTCCTTTTGCCAATAGGGATATATTCCAGTGACAATATTCTCCACATCGATTTCCGCATCCAGTTTGGTCATATTTTTGCCATATCGGATAGTAACGCCATTATCTTTTCCCCTGTGCTTCAGGAGTTTTACTGTAAACTTGTCCCATTCATATTCTCCGCCATACACATCCAAAAATGATCCCTGCATCCCTCCCAGAACTGTCCTGGTGGCTTTAGGCGTAGACAGTGTAAGCCCTGAACTGGATACAATGTCCGTTTGATAGGCAAAACTGTTTGCTATCTGTGCATTTTCACTTAATCCGCTTAATGCGTCTTCAATATTGCCAGCCTCAAAAGGCGCTACAGGAATACCATTCAGGTCATAGCTTACATGTGCTGCGTACACGGTGATAATACCGCTTAACGGTTTTGAGATTTTATAGATCCGAAACGGCTGCTTTTCTCTGTAAGGGGAGGGAATCGCCGCAATGATATTTCTCTCTTTGATGTCAGCATAATGGATTCCCGTTATTGGATACTTCATCGTCAATTCATAAGTTCCGTTTCGTTCTTCTGTTACCGTGCAAGATACAGCATCTTTCAGAGCGCCAATTCCCTGCGTTATAAATTCTTTTTCCGTACTTTTATACAAAACAGGTATCATATACACCACCACCTCGGAGTTATTTTCAGTGTTGCTACGTCTCCTAAAAGGATCGTAATTTTATTTTCGCCATTATCTAAAACCGGAAACCCTCCATCCAATATAATAAGGTCATTGCAATTCGTTTCCCCGCTATATGCGTTCTGAGTTTCGCAATCAATTACCAATCCGTCCCCTGGAATATCCGAAACCCCCACCAGATGACGACCAACCCTAATCATGCATGATCCAGTCCCTGAAATCTCGATCAGCGGAAGCGCTGGCTGCCAATTGTTGTATAACGTCCCGCTGCTGGCCATGTCCTGACGGAATTCCCCTGATTTTAACCATCGCTGCGGCATGCAGGTAAAATCCAATTTGCATCGCCCATACTTGCCAAACCAATTCTCCACATCTACAGGCCCTGAAAAATATGCCTTGCGGTATACTTCCGGATCGTAAGTATCTTCCAGGCGCTGGTATCCCTTTTGGCCTAATAACCAATTAGCAATCTCTCGCGCTGTTTTATGCGTATTCATCCCGGAGGGGGCTTTTAGCCACACTTCATAGGATTGTGTCACATTCCCGAATGTCCCCGTGTCAAAAATAAGCGCTCCGGATCGTCCCGGAACGCTATAGGTATCAATATTTTTCTTAGCCGTACTGTACGACGGCATGTATTCGATTGTCAGGCAATAATCATCGCTGCTTTGCCCCGAAAAAACAAACTTGCTTTTCATCCCCACACCGCCTTCTTTTGCTGCACTGCGTGCTGCATCTGATACATGACTGCGTTTGCGATCTCTTCCGCATTCTGTCCTTCTGCTGCGTTGACCACAATCTGGATTTCTGTATTTCCCGCCGGGATCGCCTGTATAGCATCTGTAATCGGCGCATAGTTCTGTGATGCTATTGTCAACGACTGCGCTCTAGCAAACATGGCATTCATATTCCTCTCCAGTTCTGCCATCGCAGCGGAATTTTCAATACCCTGCGCAAATCCCTCTGTGGTGTATGCGCCGATTTCTTCAAATACTTTCGACGGAGAATGGATCTGCAACGTATTCTTGGCCGCCTGCGCTGCCCGCGCCGCCATGTTCGCGGCAGCGTTGATTACGGATGCGGCACCCAAATTAATACCGTCTCTGATCCCGTAAGCAATGTTCATTCCGATGGATCGTGTATCACGCGCTCCACTTTTTACCGCCTCCGTCGCACCTTTTCCAAGCTTCCCGGCTGCATTCCGAACACCTATCGCATTGCGGTCAATTCCGTTTTGCAGACCTTCGTCAATCCATTTTCCGTAATCGGTTGTGATTTCAGAGGGAGATCCTATCTGCATTACATTGCCAAGCTTATCAAGGACATCTTCGCCAAGCACTTCCGCTGCATACGTAGCCTGGCTTGCCGCTTCTTGTATTCCTTCCGCAAGCCCCTGGGAACTGAATGCACCAATGTCTCGGAATCCATCGCTCATAACCGTGGACAATGCATCAAGATCTGTCTGTGTTGCTCCTTCAAGGTTCGCAATTGCTTGTCCTATGTATTCCGTGCCTTTTTCTTTCAGCGTTTGCCCGGCTTCGTTCGTGACGTTCATCACGGACTCTTTCATGCTCCACTTTTCATTCAATAGCCCGATCTGGTCTGATCCGGCGTTTACAATTGCCTGTACTGCTGATCCTGTTTGCGGCCCGGCATCAATTAATGTTTGCAGAAGATCTTGATTGATTCCCCAGTCAATTAATGTATTAAGGTTTTGTTCCCAAGTTTGGACACCTGTAATTTGTGAATCCAAACCCGCTATTATTTCCGCCATCGAAGTTTCTACGCCAGTATTCAGTGTGTCAAACAGGCCCATCTGCTGTTCTACGCTACTCTGTAGATTCTGCTGCATCGTCAGAACGCTGTTTGAGATATCAATAGCCAACTGCTGCTGGCTCTCAGAAAGTCCATTAAATGCAGTGATTTCCTCTCCCAGCTTAGAGGTTGTATTATCAGCTTCGGCATTGCTTAAAGCCTGTGCTTCTGTTGCTGTCGTAATAGTTCCAGCCATACTGCTTAATGTAGCATTCAAGCCGCCAGTGTATTCTTCAGCGGATTGTATTGCAGTGTTAAGAAGATTCATTTGTTCCCCGAAACTTTTTCCCGCTGCGTTCTGTTCCATAAAGACAGTAACTTGATTTTTTTGTGCTTCCGTAAGGCTGTCAATTTTTGCAGTTACGTCATCGAATCCAATGCTGTCCAAAGTATCCGCTATCGTATTCGCATGTCCGGATAAACCATCAATCACAGGAGCAAGATCGTTAAGGCCCTCTAAAAGATCGGCAAGCAATTCAATAAGATCCGTCAATACAGGTTCAGCCGTTTCCCCTAAATTTGCTAATGCACTGTCAAGATCGTCCGTAGCCTGATTGTACTCAGTCATGCTCTTGTTATTGCTTTGCCACTCTTTTCCCATGTCAACAAGACCATAATCTGTTAGTTTTTGTATGATCTTTCGTGCGCGTTCTGATTCATCTTGCGTAGTCGACAGTTCTTCATTAAAAGCATCCTCTTCTCCTGCCGTCCAATTCAAAACATCCGCAAGGTTCCCGGTCACCTGCCCTGTTCTTGCTGTTTCGGTTATGCTTTCGGCCAATCCATCAATCGGAATACTATCACCAAATTTAGCCCATGCACCTATTGTCCCATTAATTAATGTGTTAAGCTCAGATTGTTCCAGATTTAACGCCTGTAGATTCGCCGTAGTTGTTGCCGCTGTCTGGGTATCGGCAAGCACGCCCACTAAGGTTTTGTAGGACTCACTTGTCTGATCTGCGCTATATCCCGCTAATTCGCTGGATGCCTCAAGAGAAGCCATGATCTTCCGGTACTCCATTGATTCGTCGTGCAAATCCTTAAGCCCGCCAACAACCGCTGTAATTCCATCAGCAATTACATTCCCGCTAACTATATTTCCAAGTTTGGAGAACGACTCTCCCAGATCGCCACCAGAGTCCGCCGCGTCATCCAAGCTCTTGTCAAGATCGTCCGCCGCGTCAGAAGCCTTTTTCATCGCACTCTTGCTCTGTTTCAGCTCTGTTGATGTCTTTTCAATCTGTTTTCCAAGGTCTTGTGCTTCGTCCGATGCATCTCCGAATTCTAAGACTGCATTCTGATACTGCTTCTTCAGGCTTTTTAGCTCATTCTCCTGATCTTCAATTGCATCCGTTAAGCGGTCGTAAGCGCTTTTGTCGCTCTGCATTTCGGAATTCACAGCCTTCTGCTGCTGTTCCATTTTTCCCAGAGCCGCTTCCGCATTATTGATGTCAGTCTTTAATTTGCTGACCGCCTCGCTCTGCTTCATATAAGCGGTCTGTGCTTTAGCAGCCTGTTCCGAGTTTTCCCCGTAAGCTTGTGCGGCTTCATTTACTTCTGATGCCAGTCTCCCAAGTTCATCCGTGGCCTTGTTGTATTCCGTAGTCAGCAGGCCGATTTTCTGCTTCTGAAGCTCAATCTGTTTCGCCAGTACCTGCGCCTGTTTTGCAAGCTTATCCTGACTGCTGTCGTTTTCGTCAACCTCGGCAGTAACCGCTTTTAATTCTGCCGCCAGCTCTTTTGATTGCTGCGTGATTAATTTTAGTGATCGGCGGAAATCCGCATCGCCTTGCACTCCAATTTTTACTCCAATATCATTTCCTGCCATTATTTCAGCTCCATCACTTCGTCGTAGGTCAACTTGATCCTCTGTTTTGCTCCATTAGATATCGCCTTCCAAGCTGTTAACTCCTGTATTTCTCCGGGAAGAGAACACAGGACTTCCATTTTTGAAAGCCCTGCACTCATTCCCGCATACAGAAACCAACTAGGGGTTATTCTGATGGCATGCCTTTTGTTTTTTTTCCTGTTTTTTTATCCGGAGTGACTTCTACGTCCGACTTATTGGCCTCGTTTATGACATCAACCATAGTTTCTAGCACATCTTGCATGTCACGCGGCATCAAAATTGCGCTTAGTTCATCTTCTGTCAGCGGCTCAGGCCCATCGTATTCCACGCCGGACATCTTCCCGAATACCTGTCCACGGTGAAAAGCAGCCTGCATCATGGCGGCCAAAACAAAAGGCGTTGAGTTAGTCAGTACATCTCGTACTTTCTTTAACCCACCGCCTTTTTCAGCAACTTTGTTCTGCGCTTCCACCGTATATTCAATTGGATATTCCTTTTCGTAGATGGTTACTGTTTTCATTCGCTCTCCTTTAAGCTGTAATGTTCAGATACTTTTTAATGACTTCTTCCGCTTCCTCTTCGGTGTCCAGCCCCTCATCCGTAGTTATTTTCCAGTTCGCCTCTGCTGTATCATCTCTTAAGATAGTCGCACTCAGCTCCTGAGTCTGCCAGTCAATGGAATCCTCCTGGGTAGCAGCAGAATCTGAAGGAATGGAAAACTTATTTTTCGGATGAATGACCGGATAATATTTCGTAACTCCTTCCATCTGCGTCCTGCGGACATACGCAAACGCTACGTAAGGTGCATTCAGCGCTTTTCCGTACTTTTGCAGATTCACGCTTTTGCTCTCCCCCACTTCAAATGCTTCTGATGCCGGAAGCCCAAGAATCAAAACAGCGGCCTCATTTTCCAGTCCATCCACAGTGACTGTTGCTGATCCGCTCGTAAACTGTGTAGATTCTGTTTCCGCAATCACATTATCCGCATAAAAATTGTTATCATCAGCGGCATCAATCTCAATTTCGACGCTTACACCGCGGCCCAATTTCATTCCACCCGAATATGTAACCGTTCCGGCATTATTCGCATATTTCGCCACATAAGGTTTTGAAAATCCAGTTGTTACCATAGTTTTTTCTCCTTTTAGTTATTCATAATTTTTGGAATCTCTTCGTTTACAGCTACCTGCCCAGCTTCAAGCGACTGTTTCCTTGTCTGATTTACGGCTCGTCGCACAAACGGCTGTTTTTCGCGGGCAGAAGATCCGCTTTCCATTGAGCGGGCAATGAGAACATTGGGCTGGCCATTTGGATACTTTTTCGTTTTCACACGGTTGTATCCGTCAAATCCAATTTTTACATTAAGTAACCCGTCGCTGTTTTCCATGTTTGATATTCCAAGCCCTTCCTTTAACCCGTCTTTCTGGGAATAGGTCAATTTCTGTTTTCTGCCTTCCCGGTAAGCATTAAGGCCGTCTATATCTGGGACGGCTGTTAAAGACTCAATATTTTCTCTTACTTGATCCGTTACGACTTTGGCCATTTGGTATACCGCTTTCCCGCAAATATGAGGGGATTGTTCCGACAGTTTGCCAAGGCTCTTGATATAATTGTCAAAGTTTCCGGTAATCCGCATCTTTGCCATCAGATCACCTCCCATACCCACTCATAATGGATCAGCTCTGTATCATCCTCATACTGGACAGAGTTGAGGTAAAATAAGATACAGGCAGCAGTTAAAGCCGCCTGTATTTTATCTACCGTCTCATCCATGTCTGATTTTGTGTAATAGTCAATTGTCCCCTGGACGGAATACTCTGCCTTTTTATTGTCAGCCTCAAGAGAGCTGCCCTCCGCATCTTCCGCCCAAACAATATACTTGTCCGTCTGTCCTCTTGCTTCGTAGTGATACACATGTTCACTGACTGCCAGCAAGATATCCGGGATGATTTTAATTTTTGATAGCATATTCTTCACTGATCCTTTCCAACGATAACTTCGTTATCTTCAGCCCCTGATCGTCAAATGCGGGCTGTACCATAACGATTTTGTACTGTTTTCCATTTTCAAGGATGCAGATATCTAGTGTTGTGATATCGTTCCATCCCGGCACATTTACAACGGCTTCAATTTGCTGCTGGGCCTGAAGGGCGGTATAGTACCTCGTAATCCCCAGGGTGTCATAGCCAAAATAAAAGCTCTCTTTTTTTGATAGCCCTGGTACTGGCTTAAACCCATGCTTGCCGATGTTTTCTATGCCGTAAATAGTCAATATCCCATCATCAAAAGTCATGTGCTTTCACCCGCCTTTGCTTTCTGGTTAAACAGCAGGTTATTCATCTCCCACCTTAAAAATCTAGGCATGGAAGTTTCGGTTCCCGCACGCTTCCGGAACAGATAAGCGGCATACTGGATCTGAATGCCCGCATATTCCGTTGTATTTTCAGGGATGATCCCTTCTCTTTTGATTAATTCTTCTGCCATTTTTAAGAGCATTATCAAATAATCATCGTTAGAATTTGTAATCATCTGCAAATCTTGTTTCAGGAGTGTGAGCTTTTGTCCCTCGTCCATTACGCTGCCTCCCTTCCCTTACTTTGAGAATTTCAAGCCAGACATTTTCAAAATAAACCTGTCACTTCCAGACGTTATTTCTACTTCTTTTCCCTTTGCAATATCCTCAGATTTTCCGATGAATACTACGTTACCAGCGTCCATTTTCACAGGTTTATTCTTGCTGCCAACAACATGCATATATGCTTCTTTCACATCACTCGACGGCGTAAAGGTAATCGGTAAGTAATATCCTTCCTGTTCACTTTCTTTTGCCGGATTAAACCCTGTATAGCCCGTGACATAATTTGCGTTTCCGGTTACCATCCCCGTTTTGGCAAAAGAAAAGCTCCCAAGATCGGAAGCTTTCTTGCCATACAAATCAGTGTCACCATTCGGCACGCTTAAGACGCTGTACAGGGTCATGATTCCCCCGCGAACAACGGAGCCGTAGTGACCGGAGCCTTACCCACTCCGTAAATCGCAAAGGCCTCACGGATTGCCAGATCACCATCATAGCGGGCAGTACCTTTAAATACCGTCTGGTCATCCAGGAATTTTACATGCTCAGACTGTCCGATCTGCGTTCCTGCTCTCTCTGCCAGCACATAATTTTTAAAATATCCGAAGATGACTGTATCATCCGGAATATATTTCAGTTCCACAATGTCACCGCCAATTACGGGCATTGTATTTCCGGTTCCCGCAACAATGGCTGCAGCAGAGTTAACACCCATGCTTTCGATAATCAGTTGTGTGTGTGTCTTCTTGTTCATCACCCATACGATTGTACCCGTATCATAATCATTGTCGATAATTCCGGAAGCTTTCACAACGTCCTGGAACAGTTTCACACCCGTTACCGTCGCTCCTGTAATCACATGCGATGTAGAAAGATCTTCCCACGTCCTTCCGGTTGACAGATACTCGGACGGAGCTTCCGTTAAAAGGAGGGAGGTAACAATTCCCATCGGCATTTTTACATTCTTTCCGTACAAAATTGCTTTGTCCAGCGCTTTTCCAATTGCCTTTCCAATCGCGCTAATCAGCTCCGTACCAAGCGCAACGTCAGAATCCTCAAGAATAGCATTACATACTGCGAAATATCCGGATACCTTGTACCCATCCATTTCCATGTTGTAAAACGCAAGATCCAGTTCCTTCAGGGAAGCACACATTTCATCCCAATATGCTTCCGGGATCTCGCCCATAATGTTCTGCCTTGAGGTTCCGCTCACAGGACGTACAGTGACATACTTCACAAGCTTCGATGTTTCCGTTGCAATCTGCCGGATCATCGGAAGCATAATGTCCGGAACTGTCAGGCCCACATTGGTCAGCGCGCGTCTTTCCTTGATGCAGCTCCTCACCTGGTCGATAAATCCCTTTACATCTTCGCGCGCAAAAAAAGCATCCCTCTCATGGATGCTCATGTCAGAAATCCTTTTTCTGTTTACCATTACTTTATTTTCCTTCCTTTCTCCGCCTTCCGGTGCTGCCGGTTCCGGCTTTTTTTCTTCTTCTTTTTTGATCTCATTTTCGGTTTCGGAAATTTCTTCTTCCAGGGCTTTTTTCTCCTTTTCGTGCCCTTCCTTCTCAAGCTGAAATTCCTCTACTTGTTTTTCAACGACTTTCCGGTCTTCCTCTGATGTCTCATCAGTCATTTCATTGATAGCCGCTTCCAGCTCCTGTTCTCGTTTTTCAATCTCCGCATCCTTTGCTCTTAGCGCTTCCAGCGCTTTGTTTTTAGTATCCAGTTTGTTTCTCAGCAATATTGCTCTTAGTGCCATTACTGTTCTCCTTTCAGTTTCTTCAATGCCTGGTCTTTCCAGGCTTCATGTTTCCGTTTCTGGATTGCTCTGTAATCCTGTTTCCTTGCAGACACTTCTGTTTCATCGTAAGCCGGGAACGTCACCACTGAGACCTCATACAGTTTCACTTTCTTAATTGTCCAATGTACTTCTGTTCCACGGTCTTCAAATTCTTCATCTAAGATTTCAAACCCAAAGCTGCATTGGTTCACATCGCCCCGCTTCACCCGTTCGTAAAGGTTCATCGCATCCTGATCTTTCTGGTTGACCTTTACTTCGCCCCATAGCCCGCGGCTGTCCGTTTTTAAGTCAAGCGTCCCCGCCTTATTACGGCCAAGGACTAATCTGGTTTCATGGTCAATCAGGCACCGGATGTCATCCGACAGGGCACCGTCAAAAGCTTCAGGTGATACGCTCTCCGTCGCTCCCGGCCATATCTCGTAATTGCTGTTAAACACGGAAAAATAACCGGAAATATATAGATCTCCGGTTCCTTCGTCTGCCCTTGTCTGGAATTCAGACGCGACGCTGCGCATTTGTCTTGTTGTCCTGTCCATGTCATTCACCTCCTTCCAATTTCTTTTGATCCCCGATCATGCCCTGCGGTATGTAATTCTCCAGTATCACCAATTCGTCTAGGCCATCCATCGGAGAATATCCAATGCTATCCCTGACCTCATTTCCGGTCATGATCCCTCTGGTGTACATGTTCGCCCCAACTTCAGATAGCGTCTTAATATCATAAGCAAACAGTGATCGGACATTAAACCGGAAATACCACCCCGGATTAATCAGCAACTTTTTTGTCAGCTCCTGTTCAATTACATTGCAGATTTGCCGGATACGTGTGTTGATGAAATTATTCCATTCATCAACCTTGTATTCTCCGGCCCCAACTACAAATGCGGGAACATCCAGTATGGAGGCTACTGTCTTTTTATTCAGAGTCACAGCGTCAGACAGCGCCAGGTCTGTCAATGACAAAGGCTTTACTGTGATTACGTCAAACTGCTCCGCCGGAATCACCCACGGTTCCCCGGCTTCTGTATTTGCAACATAATCATTCAAAATCTGTTTTCTGCCATCCGCACTCGACAGTTCATCGCTCATGGAGTCCACTTTCACAATGACTGACGGCTTCCACTTGCTTTCCATGAATCCTTTTTCGGTTGCAGAAGCCTGTTTTAAATTATTAGCGATATCCTTTAACGCCGCCCGGTATCCGCACCCTTTCCAGGGATAAACAGGTGACGGATTAATCGCAAAATGAAGCACATCATCGGGATTGTAAATACGCCCGTTAATACTTACATCATATCCCCACCCATCCGGCAGCAGGGAGAACATGCCAGGAGGTATCAGATTCAAGTTATCCAGATATCCGTCATTTGTCTCTGGAACCACAACCGAATTTCCATCACCTTCCAGCAGCAGTTCCCTGACGACAGCGGAAATAAACGTCTTCCGCGTGGTATATTTATTAGGGTGTATGTCGATCATCTTTGATAATTCATTTCTCACCCGCTTGTCCCCATTCTCCGTGTTTTCCATTAGATGTATGGTCATGGAAGAAACCAAATTGCAGATTTTATTAACCGCCGCGATGATTTCGGGATTGTCCGCAAGTCTTGTATATCCCTGGCAGCACAACACATCGAACGCATCTGGTGAGCACAGCCATGAGGAGCTTTTAGGATCAGCTCTGACCTGTTTCGTTTTCTTCTTCTTTTTTGCCATGTTCAAACCATCCTTTCGTCTTTCCTTGTTTTTCAATATCCTTCAGCATTTGACAGCATGAAAAAACGGAAGCGTCAAAGAGGTCAATCCTCTTAAAGCCCCCGTCACCGTCCAGTTTTTCGTATTGGATCATATCGTCTGTTTTTTCGATTGCGCGTACATTCTGTACACAATACTCATATGCCGCATTATGCAGATAATAAAACCGCTTATTTTTTGTCATAAATTCAATGCGCCGGAATCCTTCTGATTTCACATAATATAACTGCGGCTGGTCAACAATTTTAAAGTGAGCTAATTTCATCTTCATGAAAAACTCCCGACCGAACTTCTTATCAAACCCTACAATTTTTATCTTGAATCCCCTATTACGCATAACAACAAACCAGTTTACAATGTCATCATACAGAACTGTTTCTGTATTGGACATCGTAAGCCACCCTTCATCCCTCCACCAAAATAGCGGTATGCCATCTTCTTCAGCCTTCAAGCGCGCGGCCACTACCGGGAAAAACGCATGAGTAATGCAAATATCAACCCCTTTATAATTTCCATACAGCGCCCCCGCGGTAAGGTCATGCATCTTTGAGAGGTCGGCGCCGCCATACCAGTTGATCGGAAGCTTCGCCAGCTCTTCCAGCGTCCAGTTATATTCAGCATCTGAATTGATAAACTCATTGACATCAAAGTAGGCACGAAGTTCACTTGTAAAAATGTTCAGCGTCTTATTCAAATACTCCATGCGTAGCTGAGGCTCATTCATTGCCTGAGCAGCATCGTCCAAAAGATCTTCCAGCGTTACAGTAACGCTGATTGACGGAGTACACATCTGTAATACTTCCGGGTCATCAATGCTTGTCACTTCTCCTGACGCATTGATAATATCGCCATCCGCATTTTGATCTGCCTTACAGATAAAAACAAAATAGGAATCATACGCCTTATCGGTGATGGTTCCATTCAGTACCTTGTGCAAGGTCTGTATTCTATTTGCCAAAAATCCATCCGGGATGTCTCCGGCTGTGGAAATACCAATCAGCAATTTATTCCGATATGCTTTCATGGCATTTTTCATCAATGTATATTTCTTTGATCCTGCCCGCTTCCATGAATGCAGCTCATCCAGGATCAGACAGTTGCAATTCAAGGAGTCCAGTTTATCTTCCTGGTTGGCGATTGCGTATATTTCCGCGCTCCCATCTCCAAAATCTATGTTGATGCTATGTTCCTGATTGTTGTCGCGGATTCTTAGCTTCTTAACATCCCGGCGCAGCGGTTCCAAATTGTCTCTCAAAAATCCGAAAGACTCCATCGTCTGTTTGACAGAATTAGCCACAATATAGGTTTTCGCGCCTGACATCCGGTCAAGAATACTTTTTGCTTCGGCAAGAGCCGCGGAAAACGATGTCTTCCCCTGTTTTCTTGGCAAAAAAATCAGCGCCTCATTGAAGCGCCGGATATTTGTTCCTTTCCGGTAAAACCCAAAAAGATTGACAGTAACAAACTTCTGCCAGTCCGTCAAGAGCATCGGCTTGCCCTTATAGCTTATTCCATTTTTGTCTTCGCCCTGGACATGATGAACCGTGCCCTCAATGAGATCAATTACAAAATCAAATTCATCCTGCCGGAAATCCAGATCATCCCTTTCCAGATCATCCAGGAACCGTTTGCAAGCCAGCACCCTGTCTTCGTTTGCCAACACTTTCTTATTCGCAATGTCTTTTGCATACCTGAATGCCGCATCAAAGTTCCTGGAATCAATATGAACTAAATTCATTCCATCACTTCTTCTGTCTTGATAGGATTTCAGCAAATGCTGACTTTTCTTCCTGCGGCTTTTCTATTTCGGCATTGTAGGTTTTTGCATTCAGCATCAGTTTATCAGAATATGTACCGATGTCTTTTCTCAGGTTTTCCAGGCTTACGAGAATCGGGCTTTTTTTGCCTCCACTCCGCTCAGTGTCGACAGAAACCGCAAAATTACTTCTTTCAAACTCCCGGCTAAGATAGTTATATTGATACATCATATCCGCATAAATCTCAATGATCTGCTTATATTGCGTCCGGTACGTGCCCAGCTCTTTCATATATCTGACCGTCCGGTCTATGATTGTCTG